AATATTCGTCCTTTCTAAGTTAATTATATATTAAATCACGGTAAAAATAAAATGTATTAAAATGTATAGGCGGTGCCTAAGCTTCGTTTTTTTTTGTAAACCTAACTTTATTGGATAGGTTGCCCTGACTCCTACCAGCTCTGTTAGACCAGCCTTTGGAGTTCTTTGAGTGTTTCGTAATATGATCTATTTCAAATCCAGCGTATTCTAAATAACGGCCGTTTTGATTTTCATGTAAGTAAGTAATAAATTTATTAACTTCATATTCTTCTTGAAACATTTTTAAACACTCCCTGACGAACTTACTAGGATATTTTTTTTGTTTATTAGTTTTCATTTCAAAGTAATCAGGAAAACAAATTCTAGTTAATTCATAGATGTTTTGATTATTAAGTTTCGGTGAACTAGGAACATTAATACTCAGGATACCTAAAAACTTTCCTTTGGTGTAAACAGTCCAATCACCGCGATCATTTAAAAATATTCCTAAGTATCCTGAATACTTATCATTAAGCTTTATAGCCTGAGCTGGATCGTCGAATAATAAATCCATGTGTCCTAAAAACTCCCAATCATTTCCCTCAAGAGCTACATAATTTCTCATTGCCATAGCTGGAGCTTTATTGGTTCGGTGATAAAAGTTATAAAAAACTTTAGCCAGATCAAATCTTATTTCTTGAATTTTCACGCTCTATTTATACATGATCGTGGCTCAGGGTTCAAGGCTCAGGGCGTACGGTTCAAGGCTCAGGCGTCAGGGAGCTTTGACCATATATCAGGATTTAATAAAACATAAAAAAGTAAGATTATTCAGTAAGTTTTATTATTAATTAGGATTATTTAAATTTTGTTTAATATTGTTTTTAAGATGATTAATTACACCAGAAGCTTTTTAAATAGCTCTATAAACTGCTTAAAATGGATTTTTTTATGGGATATTTTGAGAATTTTGCCCTGAGGGTGGCGTCATAACCTCAGGGCTGATTAATAAAAAAGATTAAGCGACCAAGCTCAATCCTACGTCCAGAGCTTTATCAGTAATAGTTGTATCAGATAAAAGAACTTCCTGAGTTCTCATCTGAATTGCCTTATCACTACTACCGCCTTTGAGGTGGCTCTCATTATAACTAATAGCATTAAATACTTTTAACAAGTTATCATCTTTTACAGATTTTAAATCATTGCCTGTATTTTTTAACTTGTGAATTTTGCCATTAGCTTCATAGATATCATGAAAAGCGTTAAAGCTTCTTTTTACATTAGCATTAACTTTGAAATCCTGACTATCAGAATTAAACTTTTTATATGAAAAGTTTTTATCTTTTAGTAGCTCAGGCTGGTAAACCATAAGACAATAATTAATTAAATCATTTTCTTTGATTTTTTTACTTGCCAATTTCTCAAGCTTTTCTTGATAGGTTGTCATTTGAGAAGTTGCTATACCATGATCTTCTTTAAATTGTTGTTCTAAATCATTAGTAAAATCAACTCTATGAGATATTAGTCCATCAACTTTGGCGCCTGATCTTAAAGAAGCGCTAAGAGTGTTATTACATACAACTCTAATATTTGATGATCTAATTCTAGCCTTATCGCGCCCTGAGTGATAATTAGCAAAATAAATATATTGCTCAATCTTATCACCACCAGCTAATTCAAAAGAATTATTTGTCTTAGCCATTAGCAAAACAATTCGACCACCAAATAAGCTTATCGCGGTTTCCATTGTTGCCATGCCTGAGTCAATGTATTCTTTAAAAAATTCAGCCTGACGCGAATTTTGGATAATGTTATATTGATCAGTCACCCATTGAGTGCCGACAATTTGTTCAGGAACTTGTGTTCCGTCAATTCTCTCATGAGCTTCTCTCACTAGTGAAAAATATTTATCACTAGACATGATAACATTATCGTGAGTCGTCCATTGGACTGGTTTCATTTGAACTTTCCAATCCAAGTCAGCGTGTAATAAAATCTGATCTGGTGTTAGATCAGAGTCTACTTTTCGTCCTAAACCATGCCAAGGAACATCATTAGCCCAAGCCATAGTTTCTACTTCATGTGCCATATTATTTCTCATTTCTGACGCCATGCTATTTTTATACATTATTTGAGCGTGAATAAAAGTAATTTATATAAAAAAAGTTAGGATATTTTTGAAAGACAATGATCGTGAAATTTACCCAGCGCTTTAGCAACCTAGGTGTTATAACCTATTTTTTCTCAAGCTTACAATGAACTCTAGCTAGGGCGTTCAAAAGCCGTTTTTCGAGTATGTATCGTTTCAACTCACACGAGGGTTTCACGATATAAAGCCTACCATTCACGATCATTGCAATTATGAATATATACATTTCCTAATTAATTGCAATTAGTTGGTTGAAAAAATTTTGAATATATCCATAAACTTAATATGGAAAACAAATTTTATTACTACTTCGTTTTAGCCACCACAGGCGATCACGATAACTATAACGTCAATTATGCTCACGCTGAAAATTTTCTATTATTAACAAATAAAAAATTAAGTTTAAGTCCAAATGACGAAGAAATCTACGGCGAGATAATTGAAGAAGCTCATGATACTTTATACACAAATTATGACGTTAAAAGTTTAACAAAACATGAATTTGAAGTAATGAGTAGGCACTTTCGAGTTGTGGTGAACGAGCTGGGGCAATAGCCCCAGCAATCAGATTATTGTTTTAATGCCCCTACTTCAGTTTCAGAATATGTCGCGTCGAATAAAGTATCATCATCTATGTCGCCAAGATGAATTTTAAATTCATTGCGCATTTTTCTACTGTAAGCCCTAGCCAAGATTTGTTTCAAAGCTTTGATACAATCTTTTTTCTTATGACTGCGAGTAGATTTGAAGTCGAACATATTAGACAAAGGTTTATCATCAACTGAGGCAATCCAGCCTGAGCCTGATATTCCGTCTATGGATTGATCAAATTTTACCTGCCTGACATTTACTCTGATATCTCTACCTATGAATTGAATATCAGAATAGTAATGTCCATTTGTTTTAGACCTCATCTTTACCCCCTGATAAATTTTCATATTCAAATGACACCTTGATAATTTTATCAGTAGGCTCATCATAAAAACGAAATTTTCTACCGCGAGTAAAATCCTCATCTATGTGCGGATTTATTTGATCAAACGCATTTATTACATGACCGAAATCCTCTGATATTTCAGAACTTAATTCTGCAAAATCATCTGAAATATTTTCCCTACGATATTTGTCGGTGAGTAAACGCTCAACAAATTTGACATAGGCGATTAAACGATCATTTTCATATTTAGTAGTCATGATATTAATATAGGAAATGTTAGGATAAATTCAAGACATAAAAAAAGGCGGTGGTGATACCGCCTTTTTTTGACTGTGAGAATAATATTAGCTTAATTGTTGTTGGCTTTCATTGACAGCGACAAAAACATCAGCACTTTTAGATTTTCTGCTGGACGCCATATCTTTTAGCTTCTGCAATCTGTCCTCTGATATGACCGCGAGATTAGTCGATAAGTTATCTTCGCCGACTAAAATACTATCTTCGACGTCAGTCCAATAAATTTGAACTTCATCTAAGTATTTTGCCTGATCAATAACTGTTGCCATGGTGTCCTGACTATCTTTACACCATGAGTAATAGTCTTTATGAGCTTGTAGGACATCTTTTTTTGACTGCTCATAATTCATCAAGATTTGCCATTGCCAATCCTGAACTCCATAAGCGCGAGTATGACAACCGCCTGTATTGACAACTTCTAATCCAAACGGATTTGAAAGATCACTATCACCGCGATAAGATAACATGAACTGATTAAAGTTATCCCTTAACCAGCCCTCATTTTTACTGCGGTCGGTATTTGTCGTTGGATTATTTACTCCGCCCTGACGATTATACTCCGTTTCAACGAAAGGGTTTAATTTATTCGCCATGAGTTTATCATGATTTAAAGCACACGATAAAGCATGATTTAAATCAAAATCAATCCTTACTTCATCACCAGCTTCAGATTGAATATTTTTCATGGTGAAGCAATTATCATTCATAGTAAAATTTCTATGACTATAACCACCGCCACCATTATATTTTCTCAGGACATCACGATCAGCTTTGGGATATCTTTTCTCAACCTCAGCCTCTATGATCTTATGAGCGTCTTGTTGCGCTGAATAAAATCTTGTACTCGCGCTGAGTAAATTATCTTTTAATTCACTCGGAGTTTGATTTACTACGCGCCAATGCTCTTTTTTCAACGCCACTCTTTTAGAGTTGTTAAGTCTTAGTCGATTATCTGTCATTGTTTGTACCTCCGTTCAGATAATGTAAATCAGGAATACTATTAATCTCTTGATTTCTAGCTTCCATGAAAGTATAGAGGCAATTCAGTTTACAAAACATTCCTACTGCCCCTTCATTGTGTGGTATGTGCCACTCAACTTTTTTTTCACTCTCATTGTATGTGGGGTTATATTCGCTGGGAATAGATTTGATTACATTATCTTTTGCAATCTTACCTGATCTCTTAAAAACATAACTACTACCACTCCACTGTGCGCCACCATAACCATAAGTGCCGACAGAACTTCCGCAAGTCTTACAATATTTAGTCATATTATATTCCTTTCTTATTAATATAAATATATAAATTATTGGGATAGAAGTCAAGAAATAAAAAAGGGCGAGAACAAATAAACTCGCCCTTTTCTCGCGGTCATGATCTGCGAAGATAAAGAAAGGTTGACCGCAAACTTTTAAATATTATTCGTAGTCCTCCATAGGTCTTTTTGTTATTTCCATTGTAGCGGTATCAGTATGAATAACATAATGACCATTATCACTATTATCACCGTCATTTTTATCTGCCCCCATGTAAATACTCTGGCTTAAAACATCATCATCATAAAGAACTTCTTTTACTCCTGATGTTGGATTATCACCGTCATTATAAACAAGTTTTTTAATATTACGCTCAGCTTTTTCTTTACCTAAAAAAGATAAAAATTGAGCTAACATTATTCTTGCTTCTAATCTATTTATGGGGGTACTCCAACGAGCTTTACTCTCAGCTTCAGCTTTACTTTTAAATGCCTTAAACCACGCTAAAGCACTTTCAGGAAAACTTGTTCCGCCCCAATGATGAAATAGCGCTGGAGATTCTTCGCCGTCACTATCTCTAAATGATATACTTACTCTATCACCCATATTTTACTCCTTTCTTTTGGTTTGCCCTGCTACTACCTACCATTTGCAACTGGTTTCTTCACAGGGCTTAAGAGCTTTTTTGTTAAGTGCCTCTTTTATCTTCTTATACACTCAAGGGAAATGTCAATCCTGATCGGACTCGTTATCATTTCCCTACGATTATTAATATAATCATTTCCCATAAAATTGCAAGTAGTTAATAAAAATAATTTGACAATAATATAAAGTCCTATAAATTTGAGATAGTTATATAAGGAGTAAATTATGAATAAACAAACTGTGTTAATTGACAAAGATAATTTTCTAGATTGGAGATTTAGAGAAGATGACGACAAAGATTTTTTCTTAGGTGATCTCATTTATGATTTAAAAAGAGAGGGTAAATATTCAATTGATCTTGAAGATGTATTGTCTATGACAGAATATATTCCAATGTATTGTATCAACAATTGGGAAGATTTAAACTTAGATGAAAAAGACGAGGACGAAGAAGAATTATACTTTCAAGACGAAAGATTTGATTTTGAATTTGACGGTGATGAAAATGAGTAATGAATTTGAAGTGCATAATTTTTATAATCATACAATAGAAGAATTACAGGAGATTAAAGAAGATTTTCTTTCTGTGTGCAATCAAGCTATTGAATACAAAAAATCAGTTGCCGATATTAAAAACTGTAAATCGTTAGATGAATGGTCAAAAAAATGGGGTCATGTTGACGACGAACAAGCGCTTTTTTTAGCTGAAGATTATTTTGAAGGAGATAAAAATGAGTAAATTTAAAGATTGGGTAATGGACGTGCAACAGAAAGAAGAAGAACTTGAAAACATACAAGAAGAACTCGCGGTGATGACAGTAAACGATTTTTGTAATTTAGTTGATGAGCATGGTCTTGAGATAGAAGTTATCGACAATATATTTTGGGAACTGCGAGATAAACTTTATGAAGAGAGGAGTAAGAAATGATGACTAATAAAGACAGGGCTTTAAAAGTTAAAAAACTTTTAGGGTTGAGCATAGATGAAGAGTATCAAGAAGATACTGAGGATAAGTATTACAGAGTGGCTGATGTAATAGCAGACTTGCGTCATTTCTGCGATCTGTATAAATTAGATTGGGATGGTGAAATAAGATTATCTGAGATGCATTATGAGGAGGAGATAGAAGATGAACAGTAGGATAGAGGACATCATACAGGACATACGAGATTTAAGAGATGACGACTCTCATGTATGCCCTAATGATAAAGATGATCAATTAGAATGTACTTGTATTAAGTATGATCGTGTCATTGATAAGTTAGAGGATTTGTATAGAATGATGATAGCCCAAGGCTTCATAAATTAATGAAAAGCAAATACTCTTATGATAATGTTTTACCCGATTACATAATCAATAATCACGACGGGGAGAAACGAACAAAGCGCAAATGTTTCTACTGTAATAAAGAAACACTAATGACTAAATTCCAACGGTGGTGTTCTGCTCATTGTAAATTCATGGCGACACAAGATTGCGACGGTCACGCTCAAGAAGATTTTAAGGTTAGTCGTTAATGTTTTTAATAATATTTTGGGAAATATTGTTGGTAATAGTTGTTATTGGGATTCTTCTACTTCTTCGATAACCTTAACTTCCATACCAATAGACTCGCCATTGACAACATTGTGATCTCTTATCTCTTTTAGCTTAGCTTCCAGCTCAGGTCTAGTCATATTGTCAAGTGAGGCAGTCACCACTTCTTTTCGGTCAATGTAAAAACCAGCTAACTGACCGCGACGATACTCTGCCTGAACGGCTGGTCCTAACTGACCATTGGCGACAGCTTGTTCTCTTAGTCTTGACAGCTCACGCTGGTGGCTGACAAAAGTAATCTTACTTGCTTCTGCATACTCTCGTTGTAGGTCCTCAATGGCTTGAACAACATTAGGAAAGTATTTAGGGTTTCTTAAATTACATGCTTGAGATACCGCTGAACGTTCAGAATATCCAGCTTGTCTTGCACACTCAGTGGCAGTCAGGCGACCGTTCTCTTTTACAAATATCTCAACAAATCTCTTTTGTTTAGGTGATAGCTCACCATTTTTAATCTTAGGCATTTTTTTAGTTTAATACACTTTTACAATTCTGTATAGAATTTTTTAATTCAATATTATAATTAATAATACTACTTTCAGTTCAAAAAAGACAGATAGGGAGGGTTACCTGTGGTTACCTGTGGTTACGTCATCAAAGTAACCCTATTATTGTTGATTTACAATGGTTTTTGACTAAAGTTACGTGGTTACCTCTGTTTTGTCGAATTTACAAAAGCACAAATCACTTTCAGTTTAAAATATCTATAGGAAAGTAAATATTGACAAAATAATCCTATAAAGTTATATTTAAATAGGGCTAATGACGATTCCTCCTTTCTATAACACACGACCCCTTCTTCAAGGTCATTTTCATTGAGCATTAGCCCTCTATTATGAGAAAGAAAAGTGAAATAGAAGAAATCAGTCCCATGGTCCTTGTTTCGTGGTACGACGCCAAAGATGGGGAGTCAGGTTGGCAAAGCTTAGAGAGTATTAAAAACGAACAATTAGCAGTTTGCCATTCCATAGGATGGATGATATACAAAGACAAAGAAAGAACTGTGATCATGTCAGATTATTCAGAGTTCGATGAAGAAAAAGAAGGCGGACGACACATAGTCATTCCGTCGGGTTGGGTAAAATCAATTGCCTTTTTAGACGTAAAAAGATTGGAGAGAAATTAAAATGGATATGGAAAGACTTTTAAAATCAGTGCGTGACCATGAGGGTTATCGCAACAAAGTATACTTAGACACGCTAGGAAAAAGAACGGTGGGAGTAGGCCATCTTTGTGTCGAAGATTTTTGGGAAGACGATAAAGAATACGACGAAGAATTTTTAATGGAAATATTAGAAAAGGATTTAGAGAACGCGATATCAGGAGCAGAAGAATTACTCGGTGAGTTCACGGTCCATGATCAGTGCAAAGAGATTATCGTCGAGATGGTATTTCAGCTTGGAAAGACCGGCGTGAGTAAGTTCCG